CAAACTTGTTGCGATCAGTCATGTCATTCTCCTTCTCTGTCAAGGCTGTCAATTATATTTACACTTTATTGGAAATATACGCTTAAAATGGGGTCAAAACTGCACATTTTATAATATGTGCAGGTATCAAGCGAAAGTTTTCCTAAAAACCTCGCTTGTAATATGTTCGAAATTGTGTAATCCTTTAAGATAATCCGGAACAAAAAAGTCCTCTTTTGGAACTACTCGAACGTATTTAGTCTTTGGAAACATATTTGCACACAGCATAGTTTGCCTAGTCCAGTTGCCATAATATGTTGCTCTGTCGTTGGTTTGTTTGTAGTTTCTTGAACCTGCATATAAATTGTTTACTTTTTCTTGCTTGTCACCTAATCCAATATAATCAAACCCTAAAACATATATTGTTCTATACCCATGTTGACTTGCAAGTAGCATTGCAGTAGGTCCGCTACTCCAACCTTTATTAGGTTCCATTAATTTAATTCCAGCAGTTTTTTGTGTGAGTTTATTAGCATTACTCCAAACATTATATTGCAATTGATACCTTGCTTCTGATATTTCAATTATCATTTTTGTATCAACTGCAACCAAATGGTCAGGTGCAAATTCTCTATACAGTGCATTGCATCCGTATACTTTTCCGTGTTTTTTCAAAGGTTCTAATGGTATATGTTTACGGCTTGTGCCGTTACCTAACACAAAGGCTATGTTGCTCATTAAATTCCGCCAGCTGCTGCCTGTGCTGCTAATCCGTACATTTGTCTAATGAAGTTTAATTCTTTTTCGCTTTCAACTTTGTGATTATCACTTGCTTTACGTGCTTTGTTTATATCTTTAAGTGTTAATCTACTTTTACGTTCGTCATCAACTTTGATCACACTTTTATCGTCTTCTGCCTCATAGGTATGATCCTCAACAGGTTCCATTGTTTTATCATCAAAGTAATATAGTTCACGTAGTATCATATTATTATTTATATAGTTTGCGCCGGATTAGCTGCGGGCGCCGCTCCTAAATCATTTTCTGTATTTGTTGCTGGTGCTTCTCCAGTGCCGCCATCAATGCCGCCCAAGTCACCACCTAAATCAGTTTCAAGTCCACCTGCGTCTCCAGCAAGGTCAGCACCGCTGAGTCCTGCCATACGCATCTCACCGCCTAAGTCATCTGTAACTAGATCGGTAAGGTTCTCATCATTCTCTTCTCTCCATAGACGTTCGTTGTCAGCAATCTCCTCTTCGCTAAGTCCTAAGAAACGTGACATGGCAAATCTATTTGAAATATAAGGTATAGCAGCCATTTGTGTAAACGTTCCTATTCTGTTATTATCAAGTTCTGCTTGTCTGTATGCTGCAAAGTTTTGCGGTGGTGTAAGTTTCAAATCAAACATTGAATAGTCAATGTTTGCACCTTTAGAACGCAAATACAATTTGAATTCTCTGTTGAAAACTTCTTCAACATTTGCTTGTAGTCTTTGACAATAATTATTGAATCTTAATTCTTGAATGTACGCTGTGCCCACTCGCCCGTCATTGTATTGTGATGCACCATCATCAGCCCCAGTAGGAAGGTAGCTTGAAGGAATACGCAAACCCCTAACCAATTTGTTGGTGAAGTATCTAAGATCATCAATCTCTCCTAAGTTTGTGCCACCTGGTAGAGTTTCAACCTTTGATCCACGTCCTTCAGCAGTTTGTGGAAAGAAGTAGTCTTCGTTGATTGACAGTGGATTATATGAACTGTCTATGACATTTGTACCACCACCTGTCTTGGATGGGATGCGTCTTTGATGTATTTCCGTTTTAACACGCTCCACAAACTGCATAGCAAGGTGTGAAGGCATGTTGCCCACATCAACGTAGAATACTCTGCGCTCTGGCGCACGTTGGACACGATAGATAATAATCGCATCCTCAAGCAGTTCTTTCTGCTTGTATACTTTGAAAATACTTTCAAGCAAACTGTTGCCAAATGGATAGTTTTGATCAAGTCCTTCACTCATTGACAAATGAACAACGTGTTGAGCATCAACATATGTTTCGTCTTGTTCTGTTGCAAATCTACTGGTATTTCCACTTGGTGTATGATTGTTACCAGTCATACCTTGTTGCTTAACTTGTTGATAACCGTTGGTGCCACCAGGACCATAACTGTTTTGAGTGTTAAGAGGTGTTGCACTTAGGTTTTCAAATACAAAGTTTAGATTTTTTACAACGTATTGCTCTGGTTGTTTGCCTTCGCTTTCGTTAACAATGATTTTTGTGACTTGACTTGGATCTACATGAAACCACTTTTGTGTTTCTGGATCACGAATAAAAAATTGATCGCCATACTTAAAAGTATTGCGCATTACACGGAACATACGTGTTTCAAATTGATTTAATTTACACCATTGTTGTAAGTACTGTCCAAGCACTTTCACTTCACTATTTGTCGCTTTTCCATTGAAATGAATACTAAAGTGTGTGTTGTTTTGTTTGTTTTTCTGTGTTGTAAATTCGCCTAAAATATCTAATGCAGCATTAACTTCACTGTCGCTATCCATAGTATTGTATTGATTATAACGCTCAATACGATTAGGTGAACCAACATAAACATCAGGCAAATGGGAAGAATAGTTAGCAGCAGCAGGGCCTACATTACCCATGCCTTTTAAGCTAAACGGACTATAACTTCCGCTTCTGTTGTCTGCTGTTGGAACTGGTGTAAAATATTTTTTCCAACTCATGCGCCTATTCCTCTTAACATATTACCTTGTAACCCTCGTGTTGCTTTGAATGTTCTTTGTGCTGTACGACTTGATCCTACTTCAACATTTACCAATTGTGATAACAAACCAATCATAGCATCAAACTTAGGTTCTAAATTTGTATAACTTGTACTATTACTTATGCTATTTTGCGCTTGTTCATTCTGAGTTTGAACATTTGTATCCAATGCTCTAATAGACTTCATTAGATTGTCCATTACACCCATGCTGGTCCTTGCACTCATAACTTGTGCAGGTCCTGCAATAAATTCTGCACCAGCTTCACCAACCATTCCGATTTCACCTGGACGAATCCTTCCGCCTTCTGCAAATCCTCTTGTAGTATTTCCTGTGCGTTGATAATCTGCTATTCTTGCATTTGAAAATGCTTGTGCGCTGGCTTGTATTGCTGAACTTAGTTCTGCTCTAGTTGCTTCAATCTCTTGTCCAATTGCTTCGGCTTGTTGAGTTTGCCCAGTCATTACAGCTTCGTTTTGTCTTGCTGTTAACTGAGCAAGTTGCTGTTCAGCATCTACTACTGCTTGGTTGGCTGCATCAACTCTTGCAGCAAGTTCTTCCTCTGTAGCTGCTAATGCATCAAGTTCTGTTGCTGTTTGTTCTGTTACAGTTGCACCAAGTTCTTGTGTTGCCGCAGTTGTTCTATCGGTTGCTTCAACGTTGGCTTGGTCACCTTCTTGCATTAAACCAGGAAATGAAGCATTGAGTATTTGTCTATCTCCTGCTACAGAATCTAATAAACTGCTAACTCCACTTGAAAGTTGTCTTGCAATTTCACTTGCAGGAGGAAGTCTATCTAAGAACATGTCAATACCTTGAACAGCCATTGATTCTAATCTTGGCAACACTTCAGTAGTTGCTGCAATAGTAAACTCTCTCAGTGCTTCTTGCATTTGGATTGTTTTGTCAAGCAGTCCGCCTGTTTGTTGCATTTGTCTTGCTTGTTCTGCTGATATCTGTGTTTGAAGATTTTGTATGGTTTGGGTGGCTGATTCTTGTTCTGTAGCACTTGCATCAACTGCATTTGCAAAGTTATAACTGCTTTCGTATGCTTGTGCCATAGCATCAGCAACGCCACTCAATCCGCTTTGCATAGCCATTGTTCGTGCTTCATCAGTTCTTAAGTTTTCAAGAAAAGCACCTTGTGCTCCTGTGAGTGAATTATTGAAATCATCAAAACTTCCACTATTCATACCTTGACGGAAACTTGCAACAGTTGATTCAAATTCATCAGCACTACCACCTAATGCAATAAATGCATTACGTGTTTCTTCTGTGATAGGTGCACCACGTATTAACAAGTCTTGGAACAGTGATTCAAACTGTGGACCCATAGTGTCTCTGATCTTCTGAGTAGCCAACATAAACTGTTCTTGAGTGTCTGCACTTTGATTCATTAAGAAGGCTTGTACGTCACCTTCTCTACGTCTTGCTTTCATTTCGTCAGCAAGTTCTTTTCTTTGTTTACCAGTGAGTTTTGCAAGTCCATCTAGTTGAACAGCAAATTGTTTTGCACTTGCAATTTGATCGTCTGTGCTTCTTGTTCTATTAAGTCCATCTTGTTGTGCTAATTCGTTATAGACCAACAGTGTTTCGTTAATATCAGCAGCAGTATAACCTAGTCTACGCAGTTCAGTACCAGCAGGACTGTCTAACATTGCTTTACTAAATCTATTGAAACGTGATATTGCTAGATCTGTTGTGCCACCAAATGTTCTCAAACCTTCTGCATTGTTCATTAGCACGTCAGTCATGTCTTTGACACTCATGCCCATTTCAGCAGCAGCAATTTTGATATTTGACATTTCTTTGCCAAAGGTTGCACCAATACCGCTTAGAGTTTGATATTCTTGTAAACTTTCTTCAGCAAACTTGGTTAAACCGTTGATAACTTTACCAAAATCGCCAAGTATCCTACTGTTACCAGCTAATGCAGTTGTATATGCACTTAAACTTTGGTTAGCATTAAGCAGTTCACCGGCCATAGCAACGCCGGCACTAGCAGCACCCCTAAGTTCTCTACCAAAGAAATTAGCCGCTCCACCTAGACTTCGTAACAGGTCACCTTCTTCTGCCAAAAGTATATCTCCGCAATAAAAATACCCATAAATATACGGGTATTGTATTTATCCTAAGGAAATAATCATGGAATTAACTAAAGAAAGTCCATTGAAGAAATACAAAAGACAGCCTAAAGTGTTTATAGATTTACCCTCACAAGGCAAGTATTCTTCAACTGGTACATTAAATAACGATGTTTATACTCAACTTGCTGTGTATAGTATGACAGCAGGTGACGAAATTTTATTCAAAACTCCAGATGCACTAATCAACGGTGAAGCCACAGCAAGAGTTATACAAAGTTGTATTCCTTCAATACAGAATCCTTGGGACTTGCCAACTTTGGACTTGGACACTGTGTTGATAGCTATACGTATGGCAACATACGGTAGTAGTATGACAGTGCAAAGTAAATGTCCTCATTGTAAAAGCACACACACCTATGATGTTGAACTCACTGGGTTACTAGATTTCTACAGAACAATTGAATACACAGATACATTAGTTGTTGATGAGTTTACAATTAAACTGCGTCCAATTAACTATAGACAGCTTACTGATAATCAAAAAATATCTGTACAACTACAACGTGCAATGGATGTACAAGTTAGAAACTTTGAAAACAATGAAGAAGCAAAAAATCAATTTGTTGATAACATACTAACTCAGATAGCTGAACACAGTATAAAAATTATTTTTGACAACATTGAAAGCATCACAGTTGACGGTGAAACCGAAACTGATAGAGGTGAAATAATTGAGTTTATGACACAAAGCGATGCTAAAATTTTCCAAACTGTAAAAGAACACATTGAAAAGCAAAGTAGAATATGGAGAACTCCTAGTCAAACAGTTGTGTGCGGTACTGAGGAATGCAAAAAAAGTCACAAGATCTTAGTTAGTCTGGACCAATCGGATTTTTTCGCCAAAGGCTAACGAGTTTAACTGACGATGAAATCAACTCGTTAGCCAAGGAAATGGAAAACGAAATAAAACAAATAAAAGATTTCTGTTACAAACTCAGTTGGTATCTACGTGGAGGTATATCAGTGCATGATATACTTTACGATACTGACATTGAAGATCAAGAGATAATGAACAAAATTATCAAAGAAAATATTGAAAATACTAAAAACGCTAAGATGCCGTTGATTTAACCGCCAAAGTTTCCACTGTTAGCCATTACTTGAAAATCTTGAGGAGTCATGGTTTCCCAAGATGTAGCACCGCTAGGATTTCCTGCTGGTGGCTGTTCCTGAGCAGGAACAGCATCAACTGCACTACCAGCTACTTCTCTAGCAGCATCAAGATCGTCCTGTGTTAAATCTTGTCCACCTATATTAGCAACAACAGGTTCTTGTGGAGGTGTTGTTTCTCCAGGTGCTGGTTGTTCAGAATCAGTTACAGTAACTCCTAATCTTTCTTGTAACAATCTTGTGCGTTCATTAGGATTAATATAAGGCACTAAATGTTTTTCTGCACCTGGCGGAAACAGCAATCCGTGGAACACAAGTTTTGCCCATTCACTATTGGTAATCATTTCGCCATCTGCGGCTTCTTCTTGATCGTTGTCCCATCCAAGATTGCGTCTCATAGCATCAGTACCAAACGCACCGTCTAATGCAGTGTCTAGTATTTGATAAGCACCTGATATTCCTCTGCCTAATGGTTCAACAATAATTTGTCCAAACATAGTATCTCTTAACCATTCAGCTAATGCCAATTGTACAGCAGGACTTGATATTATAAACCCTGCTACTAGCCAGCCTGCTTCTGTAACTATTAAAGATAATAAACTAGGTAGTGTACCAACACCTGTTAATGCAAGACCACCTTGAACTGATCTAACAGTCCATTTAATAGCACGTAACGCCCTATTAAACAAACTGGTTGTTTTCATAATTTGATAAAGGACTAACCCTATCTGCACATGTACTTGTGCAATGACAATATTTCTAAGTTGATAATTTTCTTCTTCAAGATCAGGATTCTGTTGAGCTTCAATCTCTAAATCATTTATTACCTCCCACATAGACAAATAAGCTGTAATACCAATACCTGCGGCTGAGATTATTCTAAAAACACCAGCCGCAACTGGACTTTGTAATAATTGCTGTAAAGATGGACCTATTCTTGGAAGATTACCTAATGCATTAAATTGACTGATACTGCCTTTTTCTGCCAGTCTTTGAGTTAATCTTCTAAATCCAGTTGATTCACGAATTTGTGTTGCTGGCACACGTCTACGCATTCTATCAGCATTATTTCTTTCACCTTCTTCAAGACCGTTTATAAAATTTTGCGCTGCATCTCTTCCACTAGTACTGCCTACGCTCTCAAATGCAATATAACTATTACCTCCTAAACCAACACCCCAGGTTCTTCCTGCGGGACCGTCAACAGGATATATTTCTCCAACTAAAAACTGAAGTCGTGGATTAGGAACTCGTGGAGCAGGATTAGCAGATCTCCATTGGGCAGTTAATCTAGTAGCCATCTCTCTTGGTTGAGACTGTGCTCTAACAGTGCCATTAACTACTTCAGCCCAAGAATTACCACGCCATCTATAAGTTCTACCATCTAGCTCTACATCAGTGCCAGCAGGAGGTGTCCTAGTATTAGGAGTTTCATCTTCGAAAATTTCTTTTCTCGATTCAAATGTAATAGTGGTTTTGTTTTCTATAACGTCAAGGATTTTCATTCGTAAGTGTTCCAGCTGTATAGTGTATTTAGTATTATTAGATGAACTAACGTTCATCTGTGTTTTCGTTACACTCAACACGAACTATTTGTTTGTGATTATAGTATTAGTTAAGGCATATGCGAATGCATATGCTTTTAGTATTATTCAGATTGTGAAGTCATAATTCGCCCGTTGCCGGGCGAAGGTAGCTTTTGAGCATTATTCGAGTCGCTTCAGCCATCTTGTTAAAAGAGATTAATGTTTTATAAATGCAACATTAACTAGGTTAATGCGTTATCTATGCAACATTTCGGAGGCGGTTGACCTGTATCCCCCTACTCTAGCTTCGTCATATCAACGGAAGGCAGTTGTTCCCTAACAAGCGAAAACACTTACCCTGCGGTTGCTTTTTCTCAGAGCCGCAATCTTTCAAAGCCTATCGTATACTTCTTCACGTGAGCATTCCACACCACCGGCAACGAGCATTACCTCGGCTGGATCTTGGAGTTTTATTAGAGCTCAATATATTGCCTATTTGTGTTCTAGTAGTGCCTGGCGTAGTTTATCCGAACCACCAACTCTTACATTGATGATGCCGTTGTAGTATTCGTCTGTTTCTAATACACGCCTGTCAAACTGTTCTCGTGCTTCAATGTAACTCATTTCTGCTCTGCTTTTGCAAAAGTAAAGTATTTCACGAGTAAAGTTTTTTTCGCCTAGTTGTTTTACATCTTCGTTCAGTCTATCTGAACTTCCCCAGTATTCACGCCAATCGCTTTCTTTGTAGCCTCGACGTTTGTTCTTTTTGCCTTTAAGTGGTGGCTTAGTAGTTTTGAATTTTGCTAACTTCTTGCCTACGTATTTTTGTTGTGTTTTTTTATTTGTAATCAGATATACAAAGCCTTCGTATTCATCTGGTATTGATTCTACTTTTTTACCTTTGTATGTCCAACTCATACATTATATAAGCGGGTGTTTTCTTCTGCCTTGCCATTTTTGATCTTTACGAAAGCCTTCTAATACTTCGTTGTAGTGAGCCATTATTTCGTCTTGCCTTGTCTTTGCCAGCCTCATTAGTTCTCGTAGTTCACGCCTTGCTGTGCGACTAGTATTCTTACTAGGTCGTGTTTCAAACTCCTCGCTTGCTTTGAGGTAGTCCATAACTTTTTGCATCAACAAGTCGTGTGTGTCGTCTGTCATTCTACTATGTCAATATCGTTTTCATATGAAGTAAAGCCATTCTCTTTGATAACTTTCATAACATGATTGACTCTACCAACAAGTTCGTCTTTGTGTGAGATAAGGAAAACATTTTTACTGCGTTCTCTGCCCATCTTTTTAAGAGCAGCCAATGCATTTTCAACACCAGCAGTGTCCATACCCGAGTCAATCAACTCGTCTATGAACAACAAGTTAATGCCTTGATACAAACTTTCCCAAA